TGCAACTCAATCGTTTACTTACAAAGATGCTAAAGACATAAATGTTGAAGTAACTTCCATAGTGAATAGTTGGTTTAGTGGATCTCAAAATAGTGGTTTCATTGTTAAACATCCTACTGCCGTAGAAAACTACTCTGCTAGTTTTGTGGCTCTTAACTTTTTCTCTGTAGACACTCACACAATATATCCTCCTACTTTAGAAATGAAATGGGACGATAGCTCTTATACAACAGGAAGTCTAAGCGTTATAAATAATAATCAATTTATATTGAGTTTGGATAATAACGTAGGTAATTACAAATCAGATACTACAAAATATAGATTTAGAATCAATGCGAGAGACAAATATCCTGCAAGAACTTTCACGACGTCTTCTATTTATAACGTAAATAAAGCATTACCTCAAGCATCTTATTGGTCTTTGTACGATTTAAAAGCCGAAGAGGTTATTGTAGACTTCGATACAACATACACAAAAATAAGTTGCGATGCTACTAGTAGTTATTTTGACTTATACATGACAGGATTAGAACCAGAAAGATATTATAAGATACTAATCAAGACGGTTTTACCAACGGGAGAAAACATAGATGTGGATAACAATTACATCTTTAAAATAATCAGATAAGAATGTCAACAACGGTAGATTTAGTAAAAGAAGTAAGAGGCGTTAATACCTATAATAAGGTAATCGATTCCAGTTTTACAGAATTGGTGCCTGCTGCAATACCAGCTCCAGCACCAGAGTCTGTTACCGTAGAAGATTTTTTTAGATACTACGATCAATTATTTTTTGATATTCCTGCAAATGGAGCATCCGAATCTCATGAGTCTTTAATCGCAAAAAGCCAAGAATATATAGGAGGATCTGTATTAGATCCTGAGAAGCAAGCGTTGATAGAAGAGATTAATACCCTTCGTCAACAAATTTTAGACTTAAGTCAAACGTATCTAACTATCAATAAAGTACTTTAATGGAAAATGTTAACATAATATACGATGGTCCTGGAATTGTTCAACAGGATTACACACCTCAAGACGATCGTTTAATAACATCGAACTATATAACGGCGGAGTTTGGAGACTCTAGCGACTATATAGAATTCTTTGTGTACGATCAAAATGGAAATTTAGAGTTCGTTAACTACCAATTAGAAGACTACTACCCAGATTCTAAGAATACAATCAATGGTAATAGATACTCAGCGTTGGTATTAGACCCTGAAAAAGATTTAACTACATTAGGATTTAATAGAGGCACACTAAACACTCAGTATAACTTCTTAAGAAGACTATTCAATTCTTCATTTGGTACTTTCTATTGGATAAAAGAAGTTTCTTCTTCAAGAACAGAAATAAGATTGGCTTCTCAAGTATTAAGCAATACATTAATACTAAATGCTTTTAGCCAGTACCAAAATTACGTTTCTACAAAAAATTATTATCCAGATTTTTATTTAAACTTTGGAAATAACGAACTAATCATAGCAAATAACGTAGCTTATTCTGAAGATCCTGACACAGGAGAGGCTACTTTACTTATTAAACTTTACGAACCACTTCCTGATGCTTACGATGTTAAGTCAGAGTTATGGATGGTGGACAAGATTGCGGAGTCTGTTAGCTTTAATCTTGACTTTCAAATAGGCGCAGACTTACAAATAACTACCAACTCTTTAAGAGGCCCTAATTTTAAAATAGCTGTAAACGATAAGAATGGCCAAACTACAGAATACTATTCTTATTCTAATCTTTTAACTAGCGAAATAAGTTCGTCTTATCAAAAGATGCTTTCTTATTATCAAGATAAGTCAGTAGATATTAACGTAGACTATACTAACTTTGGTAACTTCATACACTTCTCTAACGCAACAGAAAGAGTAAATAATTTTGTATATAAGTTAGAATTATTAGAAAGCTACAACGCACAAATAGCGGCTCAAAACGATCTTTACAATAATGGTACTAGTATAAACATTGTATCTTCTTCTATTGGTATAATTGAAAATTCTGTAAATAATCTTATAGAAAAATTTGATCTATACGAATACTATTTATATTTTAGTTCAGCCAGTTGGGCATGGCCGAAAATGAATACTACTCAACCTTACGAATTGTATTCAGTTACCTCTTCTCAAGCCATTAACTTTTTGGGAACGGCAGAAACTGTTCCTACACAATATACTGCTTCTTTACTATACTCGGCTTCTTTTTATGACGCTACCAATAAAGATCAATTAGTTAACTCAATACCTCAATACCTTTTGGACGATCCAAGTAATGCTCCTTATACGACATTCTTGAATATGATTGGACAACACTTTGATAATATTTGGTTGTATTACAAAGATGTTAGTACGAGATACGACGCTACTAATAATCCAGATACAGGCATATCTTTGGACATGGTATCAGACGCATTGAAAGGATTGGGATTCGAACTATATACTAACTCAAACGTATCTGATAATTTATTTTATACCTTATTCGGTATAAATCAAGACGGAACACTATTGCCTCCCACAGGATCTGAAGTAATTAACACTTACGTTACTTCTAGTATCGCTACTATAGGAAACGAACAACTACAAGGAGAATTGTACAAGAGATTATATCACAATTTGCCTTACTTGTTAAAAACGAGAGGCACGCAAAGATCTGTTAAAGCTTTAATATCTACTTTCGGTATACCTGAGAGTATGTTAACTGTTAACGAGTTTGGAGGAGAGTATTGGTCTGGAAGTGTTGGGATATTCGAAATAAATAACGATAAGATAGATATCATGTCCGGTTCTATGGAGAATTCTCACATGATATTTAGTCACGAAGATATGTACATGACTCCTACAGAATTAAGTGCCTCTGTACTTTCTCCTTACACAACAGTTCAATGGTACAATACAGATAAAAGAATCAACTCGACTAACGTAGAAGTCGGTTTTTCTCCTGCAAATACCATTAACGCAAACATAACAGGATCTTTACCTTCTTTAAATCTTAATCAATTAATAGGTAAACCAAGTTATGCCACATCAGGATCTTACCCAGCTTTGGATTTACAAAGAGAAGCATACTTTGCCTCTTATACACAACCTCACAGCGTTTGGGAATACATTAGATTGATTAAGTACTACAACAACGTATTATTTAAAACAATTAGAGACTTTGTTCCTGCGAGAGCTAATTTATCTACGGGTATTATCGTTAAGAGTCACATCCTAGAGAGAAACAAGTATGCTAGGCACGAGCCTAGTATGAGCATGGATAACAATCTATCTCAGTCTATTGATATGATTTATGTAGACGGAGGCACTGGTGGATCTATTTCTGGAAGTACTACTAACTCTGGATTTTACACCTCTTCTTTGGGATTAATTCCTTACACTAGCACAGATGGAATAGAATTATATAATGGTGAATTTGGAGGTACTTTAATTACCGCTACCACTCAAACTTCTATAGGAGATCAAACTGAGATTTCATCTATTCAATTCGATGGAATAGAAACTACGTATACTACTTATTCTTTAAATTATCTTTATCAGAATATATCAGCGTCTGTTAGATCACAAAGATTTTTTGATTTGGATTATACGTCTGATCAATTAACTCCTATCAATTTAGGTTTAATTACTCAATCGATTAGTAATTCTTTAACTGATAACTATAACACTTATACAAATCCTAATAATCCTTATGCTGAATTACAGGATACAAATTATAGATTGAATTCTTTTACGATACCAAGATATTATGGATCTAAAACTATAAGTGCTAAGTACACTGATTACACTCAAGGGGATGAGTCTTACGGTAGTACTGCAGCGATAGATAAAATTAAGTTTCAGTATGCTTATTTAGTGGACATGTACTCGTCTTCTTTTCAATTGCCTGGTAGAGTTAACGCTCAGATCAAGTATATTTTCAATAACGATCAAAATGTATTGAACTTAACAAAGGCAAATGAGAATATTTTTACAGTTCAAAACGTTTATAAGTCAGGAGAAACCGTAGATATATCTTTATTTGACTACGATCCTTCAGATCAAAATATTCAATTCTTAACGAATAACCAAAACTTATCTTTATTCGAAGGAGGATTTAGATACTCTCCAGTTTTATATAATACTGGATCTACTGGAGTTCTTACCTATTTGTTTAAAGATCCTTTTGCTGTTCAGACTCAATTTCAAGCTACTGGATCTAATAACTACTTCACTCCTAATAGTAGTAATAGCTTAGATAATTTCTCAATTAGTTCGAACTTAGTACCTCCAGGAGTTCAATTTAGTTATAACATTGTAATTAGTTATTTCTTTACTAACACTACTCAAAACATTAGAATCGGTTTAAGAAGACCGGTTACTTCTGCGGGCATAAGTTTAGGCTACTCTGATCAAATACTTTTTGTGGAATACAATGCAGGTACCGCTTTTCCAATTACTTTAAACCAAGTAATGCCTGGAGATCCTAGTTTATTCTTAGCTCCTGAATTATTTGATGTTTCTGCGTTTACACCTGGTGTTGTTCAAAGTCAGAATCAAACAATCTTCTTTAATTCTGTTACTGAATCTGCATCTAATAGCAGATGGTACGCAATAAACAATACAACTTTAAGAATTTCTCCAGTTCAATCTCAATATTACGGTAGCTTTACATTCGGAGGCCCAACAGCTTACGGAATGGAAACCCCAGTATTCCCATTCACTCTTGAAAAAGGGGACATGTTAAGATTCTATAACTCATCTTCTAGAGCATTTGGAAGAGAGGACGAATTCAGAGTCGTTTCTACCTATCAAGCACAAGAGGCCGGGGTGTCTTACTATTACGTAACTGTAGATAGGGGATTAAGTTTGAACAATATTGATGGCGCTAATTTCCCAAGCTTTGTGTCTAGGTACATAGCATTAAAACATATTCCTGACGAGACTAATCTAATACTGGACTATACCTCAAGCGCTAATATACCTCAAGACGGTCTAATATTCCCTCAGTATATCAACCCTCTGGTACGTAGAAACTCGGGAAACATCGTTAAAGCATTGAAACAACAAAATTTAATTTAAGGTACCACAAATATTTATATACTAGTTACACATAAAAAGGTTATATTCCAAAACAGTTTTAGACAATATTTATTTACAAAGCACACAAAATGTCATATTTAAGTAGCACATCAGTAGTAGTAGACGCCATCCTAACCAAAAAGGGTAGAGAACTTTTGGCAAGAAACGATGGTTCTTTTAGAATCACACAATTCTCTTTGTCAGACGACGAGATCGATTATACCCTTTACAATCCGAACCACCCTTCTGGGTCAGCGTTCTACGGAGAGGCTATCGAGGCAATGCCTATTTTACAGGCATATCCTAACGATCAAGAGATTATGAAGTACAAGTTAGTAACTCTACCAAGAGGTACTGCTAAGCTTCCTATCATTGATGTGGGCTACAACTCAATCTCTTTACGTCAAGGCGCTTCTTTATCTATTACTCCTCAAACTTTGAACTACTTAGGTGCTACAAGTACTTACGAACAATCAGGCTACGTTGCTACTATCGGAGACGTTAGAACAATGAGCGCCTTCAATGGTTTGGGTGTTAATACTCCAGAAGCTACCGCATTGAATACCACAACTACAATCGGTACTAACGTTAGTAAGACTGTAATCGGTACTACAATCAACTTGTCAGCTACAACATTAAATACATTATTCGGAAATAACTCTACATTATATACCACATTGGTTATTATTGGTAGAGATTCAGGAGCTAGAATAAGCGTACCAGTAAACATTACAAAAGTAACACAATAATATTAAACTATGTCATTCTCAAGATTAGACGCAACAGACTTTGTGATTTCAGCAGACTCAGTAACGGCACCAGCATGGAGCACGAATTCTCCTGTTCTTACTCAATTTTTTACTGCTTCTGCAACTAACAATTTTTACTTAGATGTTTATCAAACAAGTTCCTCTTTAAGCAATTCAGCCATACAATTTTCTATTGCTTACGGACACGTTTACGGATCAGGTTCAGCCCCGTTGAATCCTTTGATTCCTCAAAATACTCCAAGTAGAATTACTTTTGGTCAGTATAGAAATTTAATGTACGGAGATGCAGAATCTCCAGTAGATTTTTCTTATAACGGAACAGGCGTTACCTCTTCTTTAAGTTTAGTTGCTATCGCAATTGATAGAAACAGATACAAAGAGAGTTTAATGCCAGGCACTTTTAATTTAGTATTGGGCGCAGGATCTTCTTTATTATCTTTA